TATAGGTATTTAAATATTAGTGTTTTAAATGTTTGAATTATTTTATTTTTTATTCAATTCATATTGATGGTGCTTAAATATTATGCCAAGATGCAGTTGGAAATATTTCCGAATAGATATTTCCTATTTCAGGTATAAGCGTCATTTTTTCGCTAAGCCCATTTCTAATTGAGAATAAGAAATGGGCTTTTTTATTTTTAAATATTTCTGTATTATCAGTGTGTTGCTGTAGGTAACATTAAACCTTGTTGATCAGCGCAAATATCAAAAAGGGGAAGCTTGCCTAATAGGCAAGCTTTTTAAATTGATCAACTAAACACAATAATCCATTTTAAAGCTCAATAGAAAAATCAAACTTTCCCTAGCTTTTATTCGTACTAATTTATTGAATATAATCGTTTTTATAATTTTTAAAATTTCCTTAAACTAAAAATGGAAAATTTCTTGTTGCAACATTGTTATAATAGGACTACCTTAAGAAAAATACTTTATAAAAATGAGGAGCTGCCGAAATGCCACAGTATCTCATGTTTGCGGAAAATATTTATAACAAAATTAAAGATGAGGAATTGTTTTCACATGACTGTATTGAAAATATGAACTTACTTATGACATGTATACGCAGAGAAATTGAGGGAACAGAATTTAAATTAAAATATAATTTTATTGATTTTGTTGAATTGTTTAGTAAACAATTAGATGAATGTAAAGTAAAAATAGATGTGAGTTTGATTCCTCCTCATAATTCAGAAGGTGAGTATATTTTATGGTTAGCTGGATTTATCGAAAAAATTACAGAAGGTGGACCTAAACCACCTCCGCCTATAAAGAAATTTATTCCAGAGTATATGAGCTTGAAATATGAATTAGATTTTTTACCTTTAAATGAGGAAAAAATTCAAACCGAAGGTAAAGAAATTACGGATTACTTTAATTCAAAGCTTTATAAGGCAACTTTTAAGAAATAATAGTTAGTTGTCTCTATTTTTAGCCACCGCCTTAGGGCGGTTTTTTTATGGGTAAGAATAATGGATTCTACAGAATACTTTTGGCTTACTCGGAAAAAAGAACCTAAAACTAAACCTAAAAGCCGGCCACTGCCAAAGCCTACACAAAAATATCTCGAGGCTGAGGCAACACTTAAGGAAGAGCTTGAGGATTTGTCGATTGGATTTGAACAGAAGTTTCAGCCGATCCATACCAAACACTGGCGCTTTGACTTTCATATTGTGAAATTGCGTTTGCTCATTGAAATTGAGGGCGGTTCCTGGTCTGGTGGGCGTAGTGGAAAACTGTCAAATAAAGCATGGAGTCTTGATCGATATGATCATGCTGAAGAGATGGGTTACAAAATAGAGCGCTTTCATCCAGACTCTGTTTTGTCGGGATATGTCATTAACTGGATAAAAGACGAATTAGCGAGAATTGAAGATGGAGCAGATCAGACCATTTCCACCGACTGATTTTATTGATCAAGCAGATGAAGAAGAAGCAATAAGACTAACACCAGCACCAGATCTAAAAAAATGGGTTGTTGCTAATTACTTAACTATTGGTGGACCTCTTTATAATCCCGATCATGATCACATAGCTGAGCTGCTTCACGATAATGAAGAATTTTTAGCATGTGCTTGGGCCTCTTCTGCATATAAAAGCAAGCAAGCTATGGTGTTAGGTCAGTGCGAAAAAGTCATGTTCAATGTCGGTGGCTGGCGTAAAGCTCGACAAGAGCAACAGATGCGTGATTGGTTTGGTTTTGTACCTACTTATTTAATAACTGTCGACGCTTCTTTCTGTGAGCGTGCAAACGATACAGAGTTCTGTTACTTACTTGAACATGAGCTTTACCACATTGGAGTGATGAGAGACGAGGACGGAGAAATTGTTTATAGTGATAGTTCTGGTCTTCCTAAGCACTATCTTGCAGGTCATGACGTTGAAGAGTTTATTGGCGTAGTTAAACGTTATGGACCAAGCAAAAATGTTAAGCGACTTATTGAAGTCGCAAAAAATCCGCCGTTTGTTTCGAATCTTGATATTTCAAAATGCTGCGGAAACTGTGTAATTACTTGAGCCTTGGGGCTCTTTTTTTGGCTATTTAGGTTGACGTAGGTTGACAGGATTGAGGATATGGCGGCTCTAAAAAAAGAGGGAAAACTCTTTATAGTTCGCTCACTTGCCGTATTTAATACACCCACAGAAACTGCTGAGCTCGTCAACCAAGAATACGGGATAAAAGTTACTAAACAGCAGTGTGAGAAATACGACCCGACCAAACGGGCAGGCGAGAACCTGAGCGAAGAATTAAGAAAAGATTTTGAAAAGACTCGCGAAATGTTTTTGGGTAAGCCTGAGGCAATCCCTATTGCAAATTTAGCGGTGCGTTTACAGCGCTACGAAAGCCAATATCAAAAGCACAGTAGAAACCGTGTAGCAGCTTTAAGCATTCTTAAGCAAGCTGCTGAGGACATAGGCGGCAAGTACACGAATAAGACTGAAATTACAGGCGCTGGTGGTGGTCCATTACAAAGCGAAAATATTACCTATGTGACTGCTACCGATGAGCAGGTAAGGCAGGCGATAGATGAACTCGAGAACGAATATTGATCCTGTTAAAGCCAAAGCTAAACGGATTAAATGTGAGAAAGAACATTTATTTTTCACTCGTGCTTTCTTCTTGCCACGTATGGGTTTTAAGTTTTCGGTCAATTGGCATCATGAATATATTGCCGACAAGATTGACGAGGTAATCGCTGGAAAGGTTAAGAACCTAGTTATTAACGTTCCACCCGGAAGCGGTAAAACTGAATTACTCACAAACCTTATTGCCCGTGGTATAGCGCGTAATGCACGTTCGCGGTTTCTGTATTTGTCTTTCTCGCAGTCACTTGTAGAGGATGTATCAGCAACAGCAAGGAATATTGTTAAGTCGGATGACTTTCAGAATTTATGGCCTGTAAAGATCTCTACCAGTACGGACGCTAAGTCTAGTTGGAAAACCACAGTCGATGGATATGACGCAGGTCATGTTTATTCTGCTTCGATGGGTGGGCAGGTCACTGGTCGCCGTGCCGGTACATTAGCTAATGAGGGCTTTACTGGTGCGATTATTCTGGATGACCCATTAAAGCCGGAAGATGCATTTAGCCAAACAGCAAGACGTAAAGCTAACCGTAAGATTTTAAACACGGTCAACTCGCGTAAAGCTAAATCTGACACGCCAATTATTCTGATCATGCAACGTTTGCACGTTGAAGATCCGACTAACTTTGTAATGACTGGTAATGTGCCTGGTGAGTGGGAACAGATCAGTATTCCAGCGCTTATTGATGATGAATACATCAGTAAGTTGCCAGAGCACATACAGCGCAAAATTCCACGTGATGTTGAACGTGATGAGCAAGGCCGACAAAGCTACTGGCCATTAAAAGAATCTTTACTCTCATTGCTGCAGCTGGAAAAAGGTGGGGAAGATAAAGACGGTGCCACAGTGTCACGCTACACATTTGCAAGCCAATACATGCAAAACCCTAAAAAGCTGGGTGGTGATCTTGTTAAGGCTGAATGGTTCAGGCGTTACGTTGAATTACCTGTTCTTAAATGGCGTGCGATTTGGGCTGATACGGCGCAAAAAACCAAAGAGCATAACGACTTTTCAGTGTTCTTATGTGCTGGACTTGGCTATGACAATAACCTTTACATCATCGATGTTAAGCGTGGCAAATGGGAAGCACCTGAGTTATTGAAAGAAGCTAAAGCTTTTATCAATAAACACAAGGACAGCAACACTAAGATTGGCAAGCTTCGTTATATGGCCGTAGAGGATAAGGCGAGTGGTACCGGCTTAATTCAATCCATATCTAAGCAGACCACTTTACCAATACGTGCGATTCAGCGAAGTACTGACAAGCTATCAAGGACTATGGACGTCATTCTTTATGTTGAAGAACGCCGTGTCTGGTTACCAGCTAATGCACCGTGGCTATTGAACTACATTGAAGAGATTGAAGGCCTTACTGCTGATTGGTCACATGACCATGACGACCAGTGGGACCCGACCATTGATGCAATTAATGATTCATTAGCAAAAAAGCCAACTGTATTTGATTAGAGGAAATTATGGCTGAAACTAAAAAGCCCGATGCAATTGGCGATGCAGGGGCGTACACAAACTTTGTCTCAAATATTGGTACCGAACGTGATAAAGCCTCACACGGGAGCTTTGTTAAGAAGGTTATTCCTGATGAGCAATTAGAAGCGGTGTACCAACACTGGTTAGCTAAGCGCATTGTGAACCGACCAGCAAGTGACATGCTCCGAGCTGGATGGTTTTTTGAAGGGATTCTAGACAACGATTTATTGAAGCTTAAAGAGGCATGTAAGGCTTTTAACTTAGATGGGGTTCTCTTATCTAGTTTGGTACTTTCTCGCTTATATGGCGTTTGCTATGTGCTTCTAGGGACTGTAGACGGCGGTGACTTGGATCAACCGTTCGATTTAAACAAGTTAGGCATCGGTCGTTTAGAGTTTTTCACGGTGCTTAAGAAAAAGTACATTGAAGCTGATACCAGTAAATATTTATCGCCTAAAGAGGCAGGTGGACTCTTAAAGCAGCCTGAATTTTACAAACTAAAGCTGGACGGAAAATCAACGCAAAGGATCCACCATACACGTTTATATAAGTTTGGCCATGCCGATGTAGTTAATGAAGAGCCGGTAAGTGTTTTGCAGGAAGTTTATGAAGATCTGCTTGATCATGCCGCCGTTAAGAAAGCCTCAGCAAGTCTTGTACATGAATCAAAAATTGATGTGATTAGAACGCCAGACTTGGTTGAGAAGATCAAAGAAGACATGAAATCAGTTGCTGAACGTTTTCTTAGTGTCGGTTTGCTGAAAGGGCTTAACGGTATGCTCGTATTGGATAAAGAAGAAGAGTATGACTCTAAATCTTATAGCTTTGGTGGCTTGCCTGATCTTATGCGTGAATTCTCAATTCAAGCTGCTGGTGCTGCCGATATGCCATATACGATTTTATTCGGGCAATCACCGGCAGGTATGAATGCAACTGGTGAGCACGACACTCGGAACTATTACGACAGTATCGCAACTAAGCAAATATGGTCCTTAAAGCCATTCATGATGAAGCTTTTAAGAGTAATTGTTCAAGCTACATTTGGCCGTCAGATTCCAAGTTTAGATGTTGTGTTTAACCCGTTATGGCAATTAGACGCTAAGGTGCGTTCTGAGGTTGAGAAAGCTAACGCAGAACGGGATGCTAAATATTTAGAGATGGGCATTATTACAGAGCCACAGATAGCACGGCAGCTACTCATTGACGGTGTTTATTCAGTGATTGATGAAAAACATATCCAAGAGCTTGAGACAATGGTGAAGCTTAATGACAACGATAATTCAGATCCTGAAACCACACCTCCAGCAGGCGAAGAAACGTAAGAAAGGTCGTAAAGCATCAAAGCCGAGAGCCGTGCACGTAAATCGCCGTGTAGAGCTCTACTACACAAGGCAATTGCTGGCTATATCTAAATACTGTCAGGAACAAACTAAGGAATTAGTTATTCCTACTGTAGGTCAGAATATCGGTGATGCTTGGTTTTCTGACATGATGACGGCGTTTAGGGAAAAACTCACAAAGTATGTTGTTGAGATTTCCCGCCCGTTGGCCACAAAAGTTGTGACTGATACCCAAAAGGAAGTGGACAAGCAAATAGCAGAGCACACCAAAACAATTATTGGTGTGGATCTAACGCCGTTTTACCGAGCTGCTGATATACAGGATGAGGTAGATCTAAACATCACTGCAAACGTCAGTTTGATTAAGTCTATTCCCCAGCAATACGCCGATAAGCTTGAAGTTTTAATCACAAATGCTTTGCAGACTGGACAAACAAATGAAGAGTTGGCCAAAGCTATTAAGCAATTAGGATTATCTACTGATTACCGTGCACGTCTTATTGCTAGTGATCAGATGGGCAAGATTAACGGCCAAATTAACCAAGCCAGACAACTTTCTATGGGTGTCGAGACATACACATGGCAAACGGCGAAAGATGAGCGTGTAAGGCCAGACCACCAGCATAAACAGGGTAAAACCTTTAGATGGGATTCACCGCCAGACGGTGGACATCCCGGTCAGCCTATCCGATGTCGTTGCACAGCATTGCCTAATTATGAGGATATTTTAATTGACTAGTTCAAACGAGAAATGCTGGAAGTGTGGGAAGGACCACGGTCCAAGAAGACCCACTCCGCCGATTGTTTGTACACCCCCATTAGTTAAAGTAGATGGAGTTGAAAGCTCTAAAAAATTGACACAAGAGCAAATGAATCAGATCCGAGAACTCACTTTGAAAAAGGTTTTCTTGTCTGTTCTTTTAATCTCAATTCCCATTCTGCTTTGGAAATTAGATTCGATCATTATGGCTTTAAAAGCCTAATACCATTAATAAGGGTTTATGGACATGAAGCGTAAAAAGTTTAATAAAAAACGGTTTTATCGCCGTTTAGAAGCACAGGGATTAGTTAAAGGTGGGCTAGTAATTGGCGGTGACTTCACGCCGCCGTGGTTAATGCCCTGCTGTGAAGGGTTTCCTAATTTGGCCAAAGCAGCGGGTAAAGCTGCGGAAAAGTTTCAAGAGGTGGTGGAAAGTATCAAAAAGATAGATTTTCAGCCTCCAAATATTAAACCCATTAAAACAAAAATTTTTATTGATGGTGTCGACTTGGGTGCAGGCAAAGATTTTTCGGTTACCTATTCAAGAACTTAATTTTTAAAAGTGGTAAAGCCACCTTAGGGTGGTTTTTTATTGAGCGCAATTTATGAAAAACCTTTACCTCTTCAAGGTAGGTGACTTTACGCCAAGTGAATCGACACGTTCATTTACCAAAGAGGGGTATCTGAAATGCGTCAATGTTCGCTTAGCTAAAGCGCCTCAAGTACGTCAGTACTATGCGTATGAGTTTCCATCACTGGAAGGTTATACCGCTGATCAAGTTATCAATGTCTATACGCCACCAGAAGAGCTTTTTAAGCCTGAGGCTATTCAAAGCTTCAATGGTGTAGACGCTACAGACTATCACCCACCTAAGAATGAAATTAACGCATCTAACTGGAATGATTATCACATTGGCTATTGTGAGAACGTTCGACAGGAAGGCGATTATCTGGTGGGTGATTTGCTCATTAAAGACAAGATCAGTATTGATCTGATCCAAAGTAACGAGCGGCTAGAAATGTCGCTTGGCTATGGAGCCTTATTAATCGTTGAACAAGGTACTGCGCCAGATGGCACGCCGTATCAAGCGAAATTTATCAATTTTATAGGCAATCACGTAGCACTCGTTAAATATGGCCGTTGTGGTGGTGATTGCCGCATCGGTGACAAACAGCAAACTCCACCAAAGGGGAATAAAACAATGGAAGCAATTGTAAATGGTGTGCGCTATAACATTGGCGACAACACGCCTTTAGCGGATGCATTAAAAATCCAGCAAGAGCAGCTTGACAGTTTAAAGGCGGCAAAGCTCAAAGTTGGTGATAAGCAATTTTCTATCGGTGATGAATTGAACGCAGTTCAAGCGGTTGTAGATCAGTTGCATGCCGAAAAAACAGCACTGGAGCAAAAAGTAGGTGATCTGGAAAAGAACCAGATGACGCCTGAAAAGCTTGAACAAGCTGCTGCAGAGCGTGCTGCTGTGATTGCTGATGCTAAAGCATTGGTACCTTCAGTTAAAACGGAAGGTTGCACATGTGAGCAAATCAAGCGTGATGTTATTGCTGCAAAAGCAGGTGATGCTTTAGTAACTGCTTTAATGGGTAGCGTTGCTGTAGGTGATGCAAAGCCTGAGCAGATCGATACAACTTTCCGTGCACTCTGTGCTGTGAAGGGTACACATCCTTCTAATCCTGTAGGTGATGCGCTTCACCAGCAGCAAAGTGTTAAAGCTGGTGATGGCAACCCAGCAGGCGGTGGGGAAGAAAAGACCTACAGCAAAGAAAACGCATACAAAACAATCTAAGGGGATGTAAATCATGGTTAAGCAATACGATGCTGCACCCGGCATGAAGTTTCACCTCATTGGGCCAGAGGATATTTTATCCCTGCCTGTAGCTGGTACCGGTTTGGTGAACGATGGTGACGTGGTTGTTCGTAGTACTGACGGAAAAACAGTTTCGGCGGTAACTGATGAAACTAACACCAAGTTTGGAATTATCGTACGTCACGGCGTTGGTAAGTCAGGCAAAACGGCTGATGGTAAAGAGGCATACAAAGCTACAGATGTAGCACCTGTTATGACCATCGGTTCGATTTACGTGAAGGTCACAGCACCAGTCACTGACATTAACGCAAAAGTTTATGTCAAAACAGCTAACGGCACCACAGCAGCGCCGTTAGGTTCTTTATCCCCAACAGCTTTGGACGGTACAGAGTTACCGAACGCATCTTGGGAAACAATTTCAAATGAACAGGGCTTAGCTGCTGTTCGCTTACGCGGGGCATAATAATTATGAGTAAATTGGCGGCAATGAAGCTACGTTTAACACCAGTAGCTCAAATGGTTCAGGCAAACATTGGTGATGCATTTAATATTGATGCATTAGCTCAGTTATTCGTTAAATTGGAAGAATTTAACGACATGGACCCACAGCTTCAGCAAGTCATGGATTATGCGAAGTACATCCCAGTTAAACCTGTGAGTGGTGTTTTTGGCGGTGGTGAAGTCTTAACCCGTAAAAAAGGCGTAGGGATTGGTAAAGAATATTCAGGTACAGGTAATGACATTCCTGTGGCTGAAGTTGACTATGACACTGTTTCATTACCAATTAAGGTAGGTACAATTAGTTATTGGTATTCAGTACTTGAACTAGAAACCGCTCAAAAACTGAATGTTACGCTTGAAGCTGATAAGGTTCAGGCAGCACGCTTAGCAGCTGAGAAGCACTTAAGTAACATTGCTTGGTATGGGAATGATGCTACCGGTATCAAAGGTTTCTTAAACCAAACTGGTGTAACCGTGGTCACAGCTCAACATAATTGGGCTACAGCAACCATTGAAGAAGTGCTATCAGATTTCAACTCAAGCTTAGCTGATGCAGAAGATCAGATTGATGGTGATGTTTCAGTTCAACCAGACACTTACTTAATGGCATCAAATCAATATAAGCATCTTTCAACTCGAATCGTACCTGATTCAGGTGGCAAAACTTTCTTAAAGTTCATTGAAGAGAATAACATCTTCGCCACTCAAAATAAGCCTTTAACCATTCGCGGTTTGGGTCGCTCAAATGGCAAGGGTACAGCGGGTGCTGACCGTTCAATTATTTATCGCCGTGATCCATCATGCATTCAAATGAAATGTAATGACGTCACATTCTTGGCAGCTCAACCAGTGGGCTTAGATATTAAAGTACCTGGTCACTACAAATATCAAGGCGTGTGGTTGAAGCGTGTTGACTCTCTCCGTTACTTGGACCACGTATAAGGATTAAAACAGTATGAAATATTCATATATCTATAGCGGCTTACAGGCCGCTTTTGTTTTTTCTGGTATTGCTGTTTTGCCTACAGGCACACCAACGCTTGTGGATGAAGAATCACACAAGAAGCTTTCTAAAAATAAGTTTGCTAAACATCTTATTGATATCGGTGAACTTGAAGTTCAGGAAATCCCAGATGAAGAACCAAAGGCAGGTGGTAAAACTGGTGGCCGTGGTGGTAAAGCCAGTAAACAAAATGATGCAGCAGGCGACCAGCAAAAGACCACTGATGAAGCTGCTTTGGCCGCCGTGAAGGCTGAATTAACAGAGCTTGAAGTAACGTTCAGTGATGATGAAACACTTGAGCAGCTACAAGCTAAGTTAGCTCAGGCTAAGGAATAAGGTAGACGTATGGACGTACAAACGTTTCGTAAAAAGTTCTCGACTGATTCGAGTTTAATGTCTTTGCCAGATGAGAGAATTCAGGATGCATTAGAAGAAGCGGATCTGGTCGTATCTCAAATTGAGTTTGGCGCATTAAAGGAACGTGCTGTAGGTCTGTATGCAGCGCATATTCTTAAAGTAGGTATCTCAAGCGGCAATGGTGCTGCTTTTAGTACCGCCTCGAGTATGACAATTGCGGGCCAAAGTGTGAGTTATTCACGATCATCGAAAGAAGCTTTCTATGATCTAAGCATGTATGGCCAACGCTACCTTGCGTTAAAAAATTCAATTCCAATTGATGACGAAGGAACCAACCCTAACCGTTTAGGTGTTGGCGCCTTTGTTGTATAGGAGAATCCCATGCCTTTTAAATATCAGGCACCAGAAGGTTATAAGCCAACCAAACTCGTTATTGCCGGGCAAAACCTAGATATCAAAAACGGCGTTTTAGAATCTGATAATGACATTATCCATATTTTAAAGCCCTTAGGTTTTGAGCGTTATGTTGAAGTTGTTGAGCCAAAGAAATCGGCGGCATCTGCTAAAGAGTAATTAAGCTATGAGCGATTATCGTGTTGATAGCCAAGTCAACTTTGATGAGATGAATGATCGCGTTAGGCTTGAAATAAGACGCACGATTAACGCTCTTACTTTGCGCTTACAGCGGATTGTTCAGGAAGATATGTTGAGTGGCCAACGGCTGAACGTACAGTCTGGCCGCTTGCGTGGATCTGTTTCATCAAAGGGGGATGATGAAAAGGATTCGATAGAGGGAACTGTAGGAGCTGGTGGTGCTTTGGTACCTTATGCACCTGCACATGAATTTGGTCTAAATGGAGCTTTGGGTGTTAAAGCACACCTTAGGACGATTAAACAGGCTTTTGGCCGACCTATTTCACCGGTTCAGGTCAATATTAAGGCCCATTCTAGGAATGTTCGGTTTAGAGAATTGCGGTTCATGCGTGATTCACTGGATATCGTGGCCAAGATTGTGCCGAAAAATATTGATGCAGCAATTGAGCGAGGTATAGCAGGTGGATAGCGAAGCAATCTATCAGGCGTTGTTTGAAAGGTTAAGCGCAAGGGTAGAAGGATTGATTACGGTAAGTCGCCGTTTACGTCATTTTAACCATGTAACACCAGAACAGCGTCCAGCCATGTTTATTACACAAGGCAATCAGCAAGAAGTCCCGGTACATGGTTTAGATTCAAAAGTTGAACTAGCTGCTGAGGTTTATCTCTATATTCATGAATCGGACACTACAAAGCCACCATCATCGCAGATGAATATATTCATCGATCGTATACGTGAAGCTATTCAGCCAGACCATCCGGATTTCAGTGAATATCAAACCTTAGGTGGTTTGGTAGAGCATTGCTGGATTGAAGGCACAATAGAAGTGTATGAAGCAGTAGAAAACATGCTGGATGATCAGGCGATTGCCATTATTCCTATCCGGATCCTCACAACCAATTAACAAAATATTCATTTTATGACCGCCTCAATGGCGGTTTTGTCATTTTAGAGAGGTCAAAATAAATGTCTCAATATTTATTTGGTGCCGGCAAGATCTTTGCTACACCGATTCAAGATGTATACGGGCAACCGATTAGTAATCCCACCCCAGTTGAAGTGGGGGTGATGCAATCCGTTGGTGTGGATATTAGCTATGACTTAAAAGAGCTTTTTGGTCGTGGTCAATTCGCTGTAGATGCTGCGCGTGGTAAAGGTACCATTAAATGTAAAGCTTCTTTCGGGCGTATTAATGGTACTTTGTTAAATTCCATTTTCTTCGGTGGTGTTGTTGCTGAAGGTGGAATCGAAACAGTTTCCCAAACCATTAATGGTGAAGTTATTCCGGCTGGTGGTATTGTTACACCGGTTGTTCCTAACAGCGGTACATATGTAAAGGATCTAGGCGTAACAGATGCTAAAGCAATCCCACTTAAACGTGTATCTTCGGCACCAACAACCGGACAATACAGTGTAGATGCAGCAACCGGTGCTTATACATTTGCTGCTGCCGATGCAGGTAAAACGGTATTTATTAACTTCCGTTATTCAGCAATGGTAGCGGGTGCTAAGTCAATCACCGTTTCAAACCTAGACATGGGCTATACGCCAGAGTTTGCCGTTGACCTGCAACGTGACTACAAAGGCAAGTTCATGCACATGAATTTCTTCCGTTGCACCAGTAACAAACTTGGATTCAGTTCAAAACAGGACGATTACGACATTCCTGAGTTTGAATTCCAGCCAATGGCTGACGATCTTAACCGTGTTTTCAAAATCGATTTATCGGAGTAATACCAAATGCAATTTAAGCAAGTTGAAAACCCTCGCGGCTCTACAGTTGTTGTTGATGGTCAGCCATTTGTTTTTGCTCCATTGTCTCTTGGTGCAGTCGAGAAACTATTGCCGGCACTTCAATCATTCAAGCCAGATGATGTTGGCACTGTGATTGATGTAGCACACAAATCTTTGAAGCGAAATTACCCCGACATTACTCGTGATGATGTGGCAGAGATGCTATTCATGGATCAGCTAACAGAAGTTATGGAAGCTGTAATGTCCGTGTCTGGTCTTAAAGGGAATGATGACAGCGCTGCAGGTGGCTCGGGGGAATAGATTGGGAGGAGCTGTACACGCATTTAGTGCTCACCATGGGTAAAGATTACGACTATGTGCGTAATGAAATGGACCTGCCTAGATTAAGAGCATTAAGTGCGTATCAGCAAAACAACCCTCCCGCGCATGTTGGGATACAACGGCTTTGCCGTATTTTGGAAGCGTTCATGGGAATCGAAGAAACCCCACAAGCTATCACCGTTTCAGATGATGAAGAAGATATGTTAGAAGTTTTGTCGAATTTCCCGCAGGGTGGTTAAGGCTGCCCTGATTTTTTTCAATGTGACAAAAAGTAATCGGTTTGTTAAATTAGGTTCACTTTATAACAATCGGTGAAATCATGAAAAAGATATTATTTGCTTTGGTGGTGGGATCTAGTTTAGTAGGTTGTGCAACGACATATAAAGCGCCTGTCACATTAAATCAAAGTGCAAGCGAGCAAGTGAGCGCTACGAAGGATCAAATTTTTAAAGCAGCTCAACGTGCGTTAGCAATTAATGGTGAACAGATTATGAGCGCTAATGCTGATGCTGGAGTAATCTCTACTGCAGCTCGTGATTATCGCCTTACACCAGATTTAGCTGATTGCGGAACAACAATGGGCATTGATTATTTAAAAGATAATCGAACCAGTACTAAGGTTGCTTATAATATTTTAATTGCTGATAATTCTTTAGATGTTCGCACAACATTGCAAGGTGATTATAAAGTTGGTGATGTAACTCAAAATATCACTTTAACTTGTGTTTCACGTGGTGTTTTGGAACAGAAAATGATTCAAAAAATTAAAGCTGAAATTAAATAGGCAGTATTTAAATGGTTCCAACTAAATTTTGTTATGCATGCGGTCAGCAAATTGATGCACGTGCTGAAATTTGCCCAAAATGTGGTGTAAGACAACAAGACGCAAAAGTAAATGGAAAGAAAAGCAAAATTGCTGCTGGGATTTTTGCTCTATTTCTTGGGGGTATAGGAGTTCATAAGTTTTACTTGGGCAAAGTCGGTATGGGGATACTTTATTTGATTTTTTGCTGGACGTTATTGCCTGCAATAATTGCATTTTTTGAGGGCATAATTTATCTATGCACCTCTGATGAAGATTTTGCCAAAAAATATGGCTGATTAACTTGCCATAAATAACCTTAAAAAGCCTTGCTATTGCAAGGTTTTTTTATTTTAGCTCAGCCCCTTTCAAGGGGCTTTTTTAATGCCAGTGAGGAAGTTATGGCAAACAATAACCGTGTTGAAGTCCATGTCGGTGCCAAGACCTCTGAACTAAAAGAGGGGATGAAAGATGCTGAAAAAATAGTTTCAGATGCTTCCAAGAAAATTGAAAGCACTGGAAAGAGTATCGATTTTAAACTTGATCTTTCAAATCTAAAGTCAGAGTTAAATGGTTTTGCAACAAGCCTTTCGGATAAATTTAAGACCGTAGGCAATGATATTAAGAGTTCGCTGACTAATGGCCTATCTTTAGTCAGAGGCGGTTTTTTTGTTGGTATTGGCCAAGAGATTGCTAGAAGTGCAGCGGAAGCGGTTGCAGCAATTCCTGATCTTGTATCTGCAGTGGGTAAGGCTTCAAAAGAGTTAGAGATTCAAGCCCGATTAGCAAACTCGAATACTTTAGAATTTCAAGAATGGGCATTTGCTGCCAAAAAAGTAAACGTGGAGCAGGACAAGCTATCGGACATCATGAAAGATGTAAACGATAAGTTTGGTGACTTCATGCAAACTGGTGGTGGTGAGATGGCCGATTTCTTTGAGAAGATCGCGCCAAAAGTCGGTGTCACTGCCCAACAATTTAAAGGCTTATCTGGTCCGCAAATCCTAGAAAAGTACTACCAGACTTTGCAAAAAGCCAATGTGTCACAGGCTGAAATGACTTTCTATATGGAAGCCATTGCGAACGATGCAACATTATTAGCTCCATTATTGGATAACAACGGTCAAAAATTAAAAGAGTACGCTAAACAGGCTCATGATTTAGGCGTAATCATGAGTGAAGATGCCATAGCTGCTACCAAAGAATTTAATACGTCCCTTGAGACTGTCCAAACAACACTTCAAGGAGTATTAACCCGTATTGCAGCACAAGCAGCTCCATCCCTTATTGAATTAGCTAATCAATTTTTAACTTTTGCGGTTGATTCCAAGGATGCCATTGATGATTCAATTAAATCGATTATTGGCATTTTTGAAAGCTTGTTTAGCATTCTAAGTGAGCAGTTCACAACGATTGGAGCAATTTGGAGTGACTTGACTGGAAGCATTGGAGACGATGCAAATAAACAGATTGGCTTTATGGATGCTATATCTGTAGTACTACGAGCATTAGGTGTTGTAGTTACCGGCTTTCAGGTAGGCGTTCAATCTGCTTTTGCAATCATTCGTGCCGTTGTAGTCACGGTATGCCAAGCTTTAATCATTGCTTTTAATGGCCTTATGGCTGGCTTTGATATGGTACGAAGTACTATTCAGTATGGTCTGGATGTATTACAGGTAAAGTTTCAAACATTTGGTAGCGTTGTAAATAACATCCTCCATTTTAACTTCTCAGGTGCAAAATCGGCATGGGAGGGTGGTTTATCTCAGCTTGGTAGTATTACTGATCGTTATACAAACCAAATGAAAGGACGAATGGCTGACCTGAAAAACTCTTGGAATGCAGGAGCCACTACAGCAGCCAATTCACTTGTCACGGCTGGTAAAAGAATTCTTGAAGTTACAACTGCTGGCAATCAGAAGATTACCAACTATGTATTTAAGGATCCTACTAAACCTTTTGAGCCACCTAAACCACCTAAGCTAGGCCTAGGTACTGCACCACCAAATACTAAACTTGGTATTGGTACTGGGGAGAAGGACGAAAAAGGCGGCTCTAAATCGTCTGCAAAATCTAAAGCAGAACAAGAGGCTAAGGAACGGCAGCGACAAGCTGAACAGGCAGCTAAAGCACTTGCTGATATTCGGTATAAATATGCATCCGAAGAAAAGAAAGTGGCTCTAGATCTTCAAAAGGCGTTAGATGAGATTGAAAAATCCAAGATGACTGCAGATGAAAAAGCTGCTGCGAAAGTCAAAGCCGAAAAGGATGCATCCGACAAGATCATTGCTATTCGTTTAAAAGAGTTTGAGGAATACAAAAAAGCTCGTGAAGAACAAATAGACAATTATCAACAGCAAGCACAGCGCCTTTATGAAATTGAAGCGGCACGGATCCAAGCTGAATTTGATGCCAAGAAAATTTCAAATGTCCGTAAAGTTCAGTTGGAAAAACAGCTTGAAGATCAATTACGTGAAATTAAACGGCAAGGTCTTTTAGAGCGTTTAGCTTTGGAAAATGAGCAGACCAACATTACTGGCAAACAAGGTAATCAAAACCAAATCACAAACAACATTTCTGATTTAGAGACAGACCAGAAAGTTGCTGACACTAAGTCTATGGGCTTAATCAGTGATGCGGAAATGAAAGACTTTGAGGCCAAGTTCGGTGGCTTTACTTCTCGACTTTCTAACCTTTGGGATCAGGGTATTCAGTCTCTTATGAATGGTACCCTCACTTGGAGTAACGCAACTAAAGCAGTGCTTGCTGACATGGGGCAATTTGCCTTGCAAACAGCTACTAAAGAGCTACAAGGCTGGTTAAGAATCCAAGCTATTAAATTGGCTCGTAAACTTGGATTTGTCGGTGCTGAAACAGCCGCTGAAGCTTCTGGCCAAGCTGCTCAAACAGGGGCAACCATTGCAGGTGAAGCAACACGTACCAGTGTTACTGCAGCTGGTGGTTTAGCTCGTTTAGGCTTAAAAGCTGCTGAAGCTATCAAAGGCATCATGATGTCTGCATGGGAAGCAATGGCCGGAGCTTTTAAAGCGATGGTCGCAATTCCATATGTTGGTCCAATTCTTGCCGTTGGTGCAGGTGCGGCTGCTTTTGGTTTAGTGGCTGGACTTGCTGGAAAGATTAAATCTGCTCGTGGCGGTTACGACATTCCTGCCGGTGTAAACCCTATGACGCAATTGCACGAAGAAGAAATGGTATTGCCGAAACAGCATGCCAATACCATTCGTGCCCTAGGTAAATCTATGGCCAATGGTGGTCTGGGAGGTGGTGGCGAGAACACTGCACAGCCCGTTATTTTCAGTCCTACCATTCAGGCTTGGGATTCAAAGGATGTTCGACGCTTCTTCAAGAAGCATGGTAGTGAATTAGCAGACAGTCTTAAGGGCTATAACCGTAATTTTGGTAAATAAGGAGGATTCATGTCAGACGTATTGTTTCCTGAACTGCCGGGTTTAGAGTGGGATCTCACCAAAACCCCGATGTTCAATACCAAGATCATGCAGTCCGTAAACGGCCGCGAGCTACGGGCCAGTTATCAGGCGGTACCCAAGTATCAAATCAGCATGTCCTTTGCCTTTCTTCGTGAAAGCAAAGGACGCAAGGAATTACAGCAGCTTGAAGGGTTCTTTCTTGAGCGCCGTGGATCATTTGATTCTTTTCTTTTTAAGATGCCAGAAGATCATCAATTTGAATGCACGATTGTAGGAAATGGAACGCAAACACTATTCCAGCTATACAAACAGATATACACGACCAGAATTCCGATTCAGCATACATTAGCTAAAGAAAATGAAGATCCATTGATGTGGTCAAATCCCAACAATGAGATGTGGTCAATTCCAAGTGCTCAGATGTGGAATCTTCAATTTACGATTACAAGCAATGGTCTGTTGCAGCTATCGATTCCATTGTTAGAAGGTGAATCTATTACTGTAACTGGCACCTTTTACTATCGTTGTCGTTTTGCTGATGATGAACAGCAATATACCAATTTTATGTCTAAGCTCTGGAAAGCTGGGAAAGTCGACATGATTGGGTCACTAGGAAATAAGGTATGAGAGCAGCTTCAGATAAACTTATTGCGTTATTAGATGCAAATCAATTCATTACGGCAGATCTTTATACAATTACTACCATTCAAGGTGATGTTATAAGAGCGACTAGTTATGACTTCGATTTGATTGTGGAAGGCTATACTTATTTTTCAAGTGGCGAAATCATCCAGAGAGAAGGGATTAGTCTTTCGATTGGTATTGAGGTTGATAACCTGTCTATTACGATCAATGGATTGGATGAAAATACTATTGGTGGAATTCCTATTGTCCAAGCCTTTCACAATGGTCAAATGGACGGTGCACGTTTCAAGCTTGAACGTATTTTTATGGATGCATCCACACCTACGGATACCAGTGCGGGAACAATCAAGTTGTTTGAAGGCCGGATTATTGAACCTGAGTTCGATCGCAATACGATTCACGCCAGTGTTGCATCAGATTTGGATGAATTGAACGTGCAGATGCCGCGTAATTTATACCAGCCGAGCTGCAGCAATACACTGTTTGATCACGCCTGTGGTTTAGACCGTGCAAATTATGCATTTGAGACTACCGTCGCAACAGACAGTACTGCATCACGAATCTTGTGTGACATTAACCAGCCGCAAGGATGGTTTACCCAAGGAGTGATCGAATTTTTAGAGGGTGGTAATAAAGGTCTTAAACGAACGATTCGTCTGCATGAGCTCGATGTGCTGCTTCTTACATTGCCATTACTTGAAAATCCTGAGGTGGGGCAGAGAATCAAGGTTTATCCGGGTTGCGACAAGCGTCTGGAAACTTGCCAGAACCGCTTCAATAACTTTTCCCGTTTCCGCGGCGTGCCTTTTATACCAATCCCTGAAACATCCGTTTAATCAAATTTAACTTTCTAAGCCTCGCATTCGCGGGGTTTTTTGTTCTTGAGGGTAACCCAATGACTGTACCGAGCGATTACGATTTTATCGGGAACACTATCACCGAATCACAGTTTAAAAATGCATTAACCGTTTTGCTCAATCATATTCGTCAAATGTCACTTGATTTAGTCGAGGCGCAAGGTGGCAACTATAGCTATGCAACAATGGCCTTATTTGATGCAGATAAAATAAATGTACCTGCTAATTCTACCGTACGTATTGCTCGGGGAGACGATGCAGGGCTTTATGTTTGGGATGGCGCAAATTTAACAAAAGTAGAAACCTCGAATAATCCTTATACAATTTCCTCAACCCCAGATGACTTAATCATCATTTCAGATGCTTTGGATAATGTTTTATTCTCAATTGGAAGAGATGGAACGGTAAGAGGTTCATTTGATCTTTCAAATATTGATTTGAATATCGAATCTACAAGTGAGGTTGGTGGAGACACGGTTCTTGCAGTTTCCGATAATACAGGAAACATGCTTGCCTCTTTGAATTCTAAAGGTGAGTGGTATTTCACAAAAATCATAGCAGATGAAGTAGTTACTCCTTTCGGTAGCAGCTCGGAATCATCAGACGAAGTGATCGAGCAAACCGAAATCGCCATCCCTGAATTGAGTTTTTACAGGATCGATTTCACTATGGTGGGCCAGCCGCCTACCGATTTAGGCGAGACAACTGTATCGGGTGTGTGTTCGTTTAGTGACCCATCTAACTCTCAGACATTTTTCAAATCAAACATGGAAGTAACGGTCCAAGGTCAAGGGTCAGCATACGACTATAAGAAAAACTACACATTGGATCTTTTTAATTCAGATATGGAATCGCTCAAGGTCAAAGTAGGTAGCATGATCGCCACTGACTCTTTTCACTTAAAGGGATTCTACAGGGACCCTACCCATTTCCGCGACCAAGGTGGCTACAGATTTTGGAATAGCCTTGTAAGAAAACTGGATTATCCTTACTGCAAAGTAAATAATATTATTTATCAAGCAAATACTGATAGGAAAGCAGATGCAGAATACACAGCTGATGCAAAGTACTATCCTCACGGAATACCTTGTGTTGTCTATTTAAATAATCAGTTTTATGGTCTATATACCTTAAGATTAAAGAAAACTAGACAAAATTACGCACTTAACAATGCTGATTTGAACCATATCTTTTTAGATAGTGCAACATATGATGCACACTTGAGTCAAAGTTTTGATCCACATGACTGGGAAATAAAGTCTCCTAAAATGTCAGGATATGAAGACCAAGGGCCTGTACCCAGTAAATTTGCTGCGGTACAAACCTCGATCGAAAGACTTTTCAACTTTACTAAGGACTTAGATAGTAATTATCAAAACCACGCTTCTGTTTTGGTTTTACCTCACTGGTTGATATTTTACATCTTTGCTGAATTAGTTGGGCATTGGGATATCAATGGCAATAACTACAATATCATGACATGGGACAATATCCATTGGTCTATTCTGCCTTACGATTTGGACTGGACTTTAAACTGGTTTACTGGCGAAAACGCGGGAGCCACTCAAACAGGTTTCATTGTCAGTGGTGATATCTGGCCTAGATTTAGACAAGTATATCTGCCTCAAATCCGTGAGCTTTACACAAAGTTAAGAAAAAGCGGAGACATATCTACATATGCGGTAGTTAAGCATTATGTGGAAGTAGCCCGAAATATCCCCAGAAACATCTATTCGAAAGATAAAGCCAAATGGGGGGTAACACCGATCTTCGGCAATAGTAATTATCCAGATCTAGAGCAGGCATATAGGTATATCGATGCCAGAATCAACTACCTAGATACGGTATGGTTAATCAATTAATCAGGTGAGATATGTCAAATACTCTTTTACTTAAAACAGACGGATCTATCAATACTAGATCTAAAGTATTCCCTAAATTAGGCAAGTGCAATATTGCGATTTATCGCAGAACTAACGGAGCCGACGAGGTTGAACTCTGGACATGGGGCCTTTCACATGCTGAAAACCCTATCACCATAAACGGAGGCAAATTCGTCGCATGGGCCGCAAATGTTCCAGATAGACTGGTAGTTCCAGAGAACCCTATCGCGATTGATACTACTGAGTTAACTTTACCTAGACAAATAGTATGTTATTTTAAAATAAAAATCGATGATGGTCTGAAAAGTTGTCAGTTGATGTTCAACAATTATCTTACCGATACATCTCTCTGTGGCGGAAACAAACCAGATCAGATGAAGATCGATTACTCTAGAAGACCGTATACTATTAACAGTATGGCTAAGATGTTTTGGAACCAATTTGTGGCATATGATTTATCAGACTGGGACATGTCTGACGTAGTATATGCCGTAAGTATGTTTCATAATTCCCCTAATTTCAATCAGGATTTGAGCTTGTGGGATGTTAGGAAAATAACTGAGTTTTCTTCTATGTTTCAAGGGACTCCATTCAATCAGCCCCTAAATTCATGGGTAACGGAATCAGCCGTTGCATTTGCAGGGATGTTCGCGAATTGTGTTGATTTCAACCAGCCTTTGGATAAATGGAATACCTCTAAGGTATCTGATTTTTCATCTATGTTCGGCTGGGCCAAGTCTTTTAATCAGCCTATTGGCAACTGGGACACGTCTTCTGCCACAAATATATCGTATATGTTCGAAAACGCCCATGCGTTTAATCAGGACCTGAACGACTGGAATGTTCAAAAGGTCGAATACATGGATGGCTTATTCAAGTACGCTAAGTCGTTTAATCAGCCACTAAGTAACTGGGATACAAGATCTGTTGTGACGGCTAGTCAAATGTTCATGGGGGCTGAATCCTTCAATCAGACCATCGAGAACCTCAACTTCTCTAAATGCACAGCATTAAGGATGTTCATGCACCAAGCCAAGTCGTTCAATAAGCCAGTGGCAGCTTTGGATGTATCTGTGTGTACGGATCTTGCGCAGTTCTTTGAAGAAGCTTTGTCATTTAATCAGCCTGTGGAATCATGGAACGTGTCTGCGTGTTTGGACATGTGGAGAATGTTTGCATATGCAACGGCGTTTGATCAGCCACTAGCAGCATGGTGTCCTAAGTTCAACGTAGAGGTATCTTTGGATTCTTTCATGGAGGGTAAGGCATATAGAACATCCTATTATGATGATTTCTTGAACGCTTTATGGCTAGATGTAAATACGACAAGAAGAAACCAGTGGGCATCAAGAATTAAACCTAGATTATTGGGCATGGGTTTATCAAAATATTCTTCTGTATCTTCGAGTGCTAGAGCAAATTTAGTAAGTGCAGGTTGGACAATTACAGATGGAGGACAAGTATAATGACTGATTATACAATTACAGATGGGCAGTTCTACAAAGTTATAGATAAAGACACTGGTGCTGTCATCACAATGGGTGAGCTATCTGACACAAATACACTTTCGACAATTCACAACGTCGAGTTCATTTCAGAAGAGCAGTACGAAGCTGAGCGCCCGAAGCCTGAAGCGTTGTCTGAAACCAAGATGATATAAAAGGCCGCATTTAGCGGTTTTTTTATTACCAAAATTTAGGGGAGTCTATGCAGAAAAACCAGCTCGCTGTTCAAGAAGCACTGACTTGGCTCGGCACCCCATATCACCACCAAGGCCGTGTCAAAGGCGTGGGTGTGGATTGCGGTACGCTGATCTGTGAGGTCTATGAAAAAGTTGGACTCATGGACCATTTAGATCCGCGTCCGTATCCGCCAGACTGGCATATGCATCAGATGGGTGAGCGCTATCTTGAGCATATCAGGAGTGTCTGCTTTGAAGTGGACGGGCCACCAGAGCCGGGGGATATTGTGCTTTATAAAATTGGCAAATGTGTCAGCCATGGCGCAATTGTCGTTGAATGGCCAACAATCATTCATTCATATATCCATCTGGGAGTCATTCTTCAAGATGGTACCAAAGGAAGTTTAGCCCGGCGAATCGCCGGGTTTTTTCGTATGAAGAGGCTGAAAAAATAATGGGTGGAATCTTTGGTAGTACAACAATCAGTACATCAGACAACCGCATCAACTCTATGCGTGTTCAGCAATCTGCATATGGACTATGCCAGCCACTGGTCTACGGCAAAAACCGGTTGGCTGCGAATATGTTCTGGTATGGCGATTTCTCATCGACTGCGCATACTACGACAACCAAGTCGGGAGGTAAGGGCGGTAAAACGAAAACAAGCAATACAACGTATACATACAGCGCATCGTTAATGCTGGGTTTATGCGAAACCAAAATACGCGATATTGGCAATATCTGGCGAGATAAGGAGCAGATTGTTCCAAAAACTGAAGGCGGTGTGCAGCTCAAGCCAATTGATCAACTCGGATTTGAACTCTTCGACGGTGATCATAACCCAGTGTGGGGTTATCTGGCGTCAATGCATCCTGATCAGGCAGTACACTATCCATTTCTCGGCTATATCGCGTGTGCAAATTATGACTTAGGTGGTAGTGCATCATTATCGAATCATAACTTTGAAGTGATTAGCGACATTACGTTTTCAGATACGATTCATGATGCTAATCCGGCCGACGTTGTTGAGGATCTAATTAGTCATCCACGCTACGGTGCTGCACCTAACTTAAACATGGCAGATCTGTCAGAGTTTCGACGTTACTGTACAGCAACCGGCTTATTTATCAGCCCTGCACTGACAGAACAACGTGCCGCTCATGAAATCATTAATGAAATTGTTGAGGCGGTAAATTGTGCAATCGTACCCAGCCCGGATGGTTTAAAAATTCGCTCATATGGTGACACTGCGGTATCTGGAAATGGAGTCACGTTTACACCGGATCTGACACCAGCCTATCATTTAACAGATGATGACTTCATTGGTGATGATCAGCCCGTTCGCGTGAAGCGTAGCCGTGATACAGATGCGTTTAATCATTGTCAGATTGAGTACGTGAATCGCTTCAATCAGTACAACACTGAAACCGTTGAGGCCAAGGATCAGGCCAATATTGAAATGTTTGGACTACGCACTCAGGATCCAGTGAAGTACGACTTTTTCTGTGAGCCGAAGATTGCCCGACATGCTGTGCAATTATTGCTACAGCGCAAACTTTACGTGCGCAATGAATATGAGTTTGATCTGGGCTGGAAGTACTGCCGACTCGAGCCGATGGATATCGTGACGCTCACAGATGAGTCTTTGGGTTTAGATCGCTTCCCAGTGCGTATCACGCGTATCGAGGAGGATCAGGACGGATTACTCACAGTGACTGCAGAAGAACTGGCCTTAGGTTCACGCTCAGCCGTTGAATACGACTTACAGGCATCAAACGGATATCAGGGGGGTAACGAGGAACCAGGTAATGTTAATGCGCCGGTAATCTTTGAACCGCCGCTCGATCTGACGGATGGTAAAAATCAGGTATGGGTAGCAGCATCAGGCGGAAGTAACTGGGGCGGCTGTAATGTCTGGGCGAGTCTAGACAATACAACGTATGAAATGATTGGAACAATTTACGGATCTGCGCGCTATGGCCAGTTGGTTACTGCAATTAATGCCAGCATCTCATCTATGCAAGTGCAGCTAAATACATCAAGTCAGATTTTTAGTGGGACGTCTGAAGATGCTCAGGTGAATACAACGCTCTGTAGAGTCGGTGATGAATATGTCAGCTATGTCGAAGCAACCTTAAACGGATCTGGCTTGTATACGCTTGGTGGTGTGTTACGTGGACGGTTTGATGATGCTTTAGCGCATAATGCCGGTGAATCCTTTGTTCGAATAGATAAAGCGATCTTTCAGCATGAATTCAATTCGAATCTGATTGATAAAACCATCTATCTCAAATTCACCAGCTTCAATGGTCTGCAGCAGAAAGAACAAACTTTAGATGAAGTCACAGCTTATAGCCATACTTTAAATGGTGGGCGTCCATCTGGTGTGAAGGGTTTATCACTGCAGTCGCCATTTGTTGGAATGTCATTTAAAGTGCAGTGGCAACCTGCATATGGTGCGGAAAGTTATGTGGTGCAAATCTTATCTGGTAGTCAATTACTCAGAACTGTTGAAACACCCAGTACTGATTATAGTTATTCCATGGACGAGGCTAAGGTAGATGGAATACAGAGAAACTATACCGTTCGTGTTGCCAGTAAAACAGCCAACAGTACAAGTACTTTTACAGATCTGAATATCAGCAACCCAGTGCCACCGATCTTGACTAACGTCTATACATCAACTACATCCAACTCAATCACGGTGACATGGATACCAAGTGAAGTACCAGACTTGAAAGATTACCAAGTGTGGATCAGTAAAAATGCCAGCTTTGATCCGGAAACGCTGGCAGCGAGTTGGACCGGTACCGAGAATGCCTGCACAATTGGAAATCTGGATTCGACCACAACCTATTACATTCGGGTTGCGGCGCGTGATGTCTGGAAACCTACATCATGGAACTACTCGGCGAGAGTGACACAGGCGACTTTAGAAGTTTGATTTTAACTAAAACACGGCACCCAAATGGGTGCTTTTTTATTGCCTAATTCTGGAGTAAAAGGCATGGAACCAGTTTCCACAAGCGGTTTAACAGCAATTTTAAAATTTTATGGTGCAGCAATTATGGTGACTTTAGCGGTCGCTTTAGTGGCAGCAGTTGTATTGATGACACGTATGCCTCGCTCACCACAAGAGTGGGCAGTTGGTTTGATCTGTACTGTTGTATCAAGCCTTGCTGGCGGCTCATTCATTATTGTGAAGTGGGGACTTCATGAATGGGTTACTGATGTATGGGGGATGATTGCTCTGGGTGGTTTCTTCTTTGTTTGTGGTTTACCCGGTTGGGCTTTGGTCCGTTGGATTTTTAACTTCATAGATAAACAGGAAGGGAAAACGATTGTTGAAGTGATTAAAGAGTTTAAGAAAGCCAGAAAAGACATTGAAAACAGTTAATGCCGCCTTCGGGCGGTCTATTAATACTAATGTATCAATTAGTGTCTTCTTTATATTGTTTTTATAATTTGTTATCTTCTTTTGTCTTTACTTTATAAGAGAGGAATAAAATTGAATATCATTTCATTTGACGAAGAATTATTAAAAACAACAGCACGACACTGGATTGATCGCGGTATAGCATTAAATCTTGATGACGAATTAATTGAGTTAAATGAACAGTTTTTCGAACACGTTCAAGCAAGTAAAGATTATGGGGATTATTTAACGCGAGAAAGTCTAAACACTTACATTGGTATTTGTGAAGATGATTGTGATCATCCAAATGTTATTGTTGAAGTCGGTTATCATCGTCGTGGACGTGAATTAACGTTAAAGATTTTTGATATCTACATTAGCCCAGAGCTTGATAGTTTAGTTGATTCAGAATATGATTCGAAATACGCAGAATATTTGATCTTTATTATTCAAAAATTCTTGCAGCATGCTGATTGTTCTGGTAGTGCGACTAAAATCTACGCACGTACGGACTATAGTCAAGCATTCTTACAGCGAATGCATGACGCAGCAGAATCCATTAAATCAGAATTAGATAAAGCTGGTTTGACAGTTAAGTTTGAAGGTAAGCGTTGGCTTGCCTTTCGACGTCAATAAACCTTACTAAATAGGTGTGGGAATTATGAACGTTATTTCATTGCTAAGTCATGTTCAATTAACTGAAACAAAACAACAAAAAGTTAATGAATTGGTAGCTCAGTGTGTATTGTCTGCTTGTGCAAAAACTCCAAGTATGCGAGAAGTTCTCAAGGGTGATATGCGCAGCACCATTCATGCATCTCGTCTCCGAAAAGTATCATAAAATCTAAAAATCAGAAAAACCCCGCATTTGCGGGGTTTTTTATTGCCTAAAGGAAACTGAAATGAATATTGATCAATATCTTGAAGATCTGATTAAACGAGAAGGCGGGTATGTAAATAACCCAGCAGACCGTGGTGGTGCAACTAAGTATGGAATTACTGAAGCAGTTGCTCGAGCAAATGGATTCAAAGGTAATATGCGAGATTTACCTCTGGATGTGGCCAAAGCAATTTACCGCAAAAACTATTGGACAGCTCCGCGATTTGACCAAGTAAATACAATCAGCTCAGCAGTGGCCGAAGAGCTTCTAGACACTGGTGTGAATTGCGGTACCGGATTTGCAAAACCTCTTTTACAACGAGCTTTGAACTTGCTTAATAACCAAGGTAAAGCTGGATATGCAGATTTAGAGGTTGATGGTGTTTATGGCTCAGCAACGCTAGGTGCCCTTAAAACATACTTGTCAAAACGTGGGAAAGAAGGTGAGAAGGTTCTGGTGCGAGTGCTCAATATTATGCAAGGGCAACGCTACATTGAAATCTGTGAGCGTAATCCAAAGCAGGAACAGTTTTTCTATGGCTGGATTGCTAACCGGATCGGCTAGCATGAAAATCTTTCACAGTAAGCGAACTAAGTTTGCTTCGATTATTACTGTGCTGTGTATTCTATTATCGGGCTGCACAGCCCATACGATCAAAAATAATATTAGAGTCAGCATTTGCGTACAGTGTGTTGTTAATTGACATTTTGTACCAACTACCTAAGGTTGGCCAAAGCAGCTGCAGTATTTGGCCAACTTCTCGATATTAATTTAAGTTATTGAAAAATAGTAACTAGAGAAAAAATAACATTTATGTTTGATTGGCATTTTGTATCAAAAAATAGAAGAGTAATTAAAATAGCCTTTTTCTTCTGAGAATAATTTTGCGCAAAAATATCAATATTAAGCAAATATGAGCATAAATTTGCGCAATACACTTAACTTACTTGAACGATGGATTGATGTATCATTATTAAAATTACTTTGAATTATTGTTATGTCTTCACAGTTAATCAAAATTCATTATCATGCATATTCTCGCGTTGCAGATCTATTAGCAGATCTAGATAAGAAAGGAGAGGTCACTAAAATTTATGACCTCAATGGCAACGAATTAAAAATTAATTTCTTGCGTGACGAAGTTTATTATAAAAAAGTCTGGTGGCATTTTCAGAAGAAGCAAGGCGGTTAAACCGCCCAGCTATCCACAATATTAGCCCAGTCCTGTAGCATTTTTCGCCTGCTTTCTAAATATTTGGCATGGTTATATGTGGCCCTAGTTTTATTACCATCTGCATGCGCTAATTGTTTTTCAATCCATTTGTCATCGTAATCCTTTTCATTTAACAAGGTTGATGCAGTGGCACGAAAGTCATGAGCAGTGACATCAGACAAGCCAATGTAATCGAGCATTTTATTCATTGTAGTAGCGGAGAGCATCCCATCTTGATAGATGGCTGGAAAAACATATTCACGATTACCTACAATGTTGCGCTGTTCTTGAAGAATATTAAAAACTTGGTCAGACATAGGAACGATATGAATACGTTTCTTTTTCATCATCTCTTTTGGGAATGTAATTGTTCTAGCTTCAAAATCAACATATTCCCATTTCATGCGGCGGATCTCGATAGTCCTGAGCATAGAGTAGAGCATTACAAGGCCAGCATTTTTAACTGTAGTAGATCCACCATAGCTATTTAATTTATTTCTAAGTTGCACAGCCTCATATTTTTCCATGGGTCTGGCATGTTCTATTTCGGGACGTTCTACAACGTTTTTAACGGCATAGGTTGGATCATAGTCGGCTCTAAGTGTGGCGATTGCATAACGCATTACGCCGCCAATAAAAGTACGATTTTGAATTGCTGACACTTCGCCAGTACCATGGTTTTTTTGACGCTTAACTCGTGCAATCGTCTTTTTCATGATAGTCAAAACGTCTGCTGAGGTGACTTCTTTAATATCCTTATCACCAATAACTTTTAAAATATCTTTATCTAAGGCGCGTTGAAAAGCTTCTTGATACCTTTCTGAACGATTATTTAATTTTTCTGCTTTATATTCTGCAGCAACATGTTTAAAGAGAACCCTATTGTCATACTCATCAGATTTAGCCTTTTTTTGGTTTTCTTTTTCTTCAACTGGATTTATACCGCTTGCAACTAAAGATTTAGCTTCATCTCTTTTAGTACGGGCTTCAGCTAATCCCACAATAGGGTATTCACCTAAGCTCATCATTTGTGTTTTTTTGAGCCATTGAAAACGATAGCGCCAATACTTCTTGCCATTAGGTTTTATTTCAACACACAAACCATCGGAATCACCAAGCCTATAAAGCTTTTCTTTCGGTTTTGCACTTCTAATTTTTGAGTCACTTAACATGAAATCTTGAGTATCCGGTTATGATTTTTAGGGTCATACTCAAAATGATACTCAAGATTGGTGATTTTGCATAGTTTGCTTAGATTTGCCTAGATTTGTAATTTTAATAAATTTCAATAATTTGTGATTTTCAAAATTTTGCTAGATTTTTTTAGATTTGTTCAATACTTCTTTTCGATCATTAGAAGCATGATGAACTTAACCTCATGATAATTAAAATATATTTAATAAGTGACTAAAAAGTTACCCATATTGATACCCGTTTACAGAAAAGGCTTTTTAGGTTTGAAAAATAAGAAGCCGTTTTCTAATGGGCTAATATAGCAAAAAAAGAAGTAACCAGTTTAACTATTTCATTCGCTAGAAATTTGCAGAAAAAAGGGCTTTAAGAGGTGAGGCTTTTTGAAATTATAGATAACTACAATTAAGGCAGAATAAGCTTCTATTGTAAATAAAAAACTATTCTGCCTTGGTCATACAAGAAGATTAAATCTTACGTGTGTTATAAATCAACCAATCTAAAACATCGCCAGATAAATGTTCAGCCAGTCTTTCTTGAACAGTTTGATGATAACTATTTAACCAGTCTTTCTCTTCATCCGTTAGCATGTCAACGACGATACAATCTAAATGAATCGGGCAAAGGGTCAGTGTTTCAAATTCTAAGAAATCGCCGTAGGTTTTCTCAAACCCTGAGTGAAGTCTGTTTGCAACCAGATTCTCAATACGAATACCGTATTGTCCCTCATGGTATAAGCCCGGCTCGTTAGAAAGAATCATACCTTCACGCAACTTACTATAGGCATGAATAGGCGCGTAATAAGAAAGCACTTGTGGTCCTTCATGCACGTTAAGCGCAAAGCCTACGCCATGACCTGTACCGTGACGATAATCTAAACCATATTGCCATAACGTATGACGACAAATTGAATCGAGTAGTGGGGCAGCTAAACCTTCCGGATAAATCGTTTTTGCCAAAGCAATATGACATTTTAAAACCAGAGTATAGTCACGTTTTTGTTGCTCTGTTGGTGTTCCTACAGGAACAACACGGGTAATGTCGGTAGTGCCGTCTACGTATTGTCCACCAGAATCAATCAGCAATAAACCATCGCCTTCAATGAATGAGTAATGTTCTTCAGTTGCACGGTAGTGAGGTAGAGCACCATTGGCATTAAAGCCGGCAATCGTTGAAAAGCTTGGGCCTATAAAACCCTCTTGTTGAGCACGGAAAGCCGTAATCTTTTCATCAATGGTGAGTTCTGAAATGCGTTGACCTTGATGAAGTGCTTTTTCTAACCAGTTGAAGAAATGGCAAAGGGCAACACCATCTTTCACCATGGCATGACGGATATGAGCAATTTCGCTTTCATGTTTACGCGATTTAAAAAGTGTACTTGGATTGATGTCGTAGACAACCTGAATATCTTTTGCGATGGCTTGTTCATGAAAAATCGAGACTTTGGCTGGATCTAAAAGTACTGAGGCATCAGAAATATTCGATAAAAACTTAGCTGTATCTTGATAGTCACGAATCTCAATGCCATCAGCTTTAAAAGCCTGTTGGGTAGTTAAATCAACTTTGTTACTATCAATGAATAAAACAGCCTGTTGAGCACTGATATATAAATGCGAAAGAAATACAGGGTTGTATTCTACATCTTGTCCACGTGCATTTAAGACCCAAGCAATATCATCTAAAGATGAAATGAAATGTCCTTCAATCGCTTTAGTTTTTAATATTTCGCGTATTGCCTGAATTTTTTCTTTACGAGATAGGGCATTTAACCCTTCAGGCATTAAATGAATCTGCTCTAAAGGAAGTTCTGGACGATTAGACCAGATCGAATCAATTAAATCTTGCTGTGTTTCAAGCTTAAAGCCACGTTGCTTTGCTGTATTTTCCAACCCTTTAAATTGCTGGATTGAAAGTGTTTGCCCATTTATTGAAATAACCGAACCAGCCGGTAGATTTTTCTCAATCCATGCGAGATGTGTAGAAGATTCATCACTGGTCAGTTTTTGTAATTGAAAGCCAGTTCCAGCGAGTTGTTGTTCGGCTTGTACCCAATAGCGCCCATCGGCCCAGAGTCCTGCAAAATTTTGGGTCACAACTAAAGTGCCAACAGAGCCACTAAAACCGCTTAACCACTGCCTTGCTTTCCAATAGTCTGGTAAATATTCAGACATATGGGGGTCTGCACTCATGACAACCAAAGCATCAATACTTTGATTGGTCATGAGTTCACGAAGTTTCGCTAGTTTTTCTGGAACAGTTAAGTCGTTCATATCGTTTCCAAATCAGGTTGAACTTTGTTGGTACTTTTGTCCATTAATTTATTCATTGGTTTCTTTAATAAAAATAACACGATTGCGCCAATAACCAAGGCTAATACACAGCGCATAAATAGGCTAGGTAAATGATTAATCCCATCTGCCGAGACTTGCCCGCCAATTAAACCTGCCATGAGGTTGCCAAGAGCTGTACCTGTAAACCATAAACCCATAATTTGACTACGTATGACATCAGGTGCAAGTTTGGTCATGGTTGATAAGCCAATTGGGCTTAAGCAAAGTTCACCTATGGTAAGAAGAAATAAAGTACCGACTAACCAAAATGGTGAAACTACTCCGCCATGAATAGCAAAATGACTGGCTAGAGACATAAGTAAAAAGCCACCTGCTGCGAATAACAACGCAATAATAAATTTGCTGATATAGCTTGGATCTTTATTCGCTTTACCTAGTTTCGCCCATAGCCAAGCTGCAACTGGAGCAAAGATAATAATAAAAAGAGCATTGATTGATTCAAACCATACAGTGGGAATCTCAAATCCGAAAACAATACGGTCCGTATAATCTTGCGCAAATAAAGTAAAAGTTGTGGGTTTTTGTTCGAAAGCTGACCAGAATAGGGCAGAGGCTGCTAATAAAACGAAGCAAATAATTATTTTAAATTTTTCATGTTGCTCTAAATTCAGGAAAAGTAGTAAATATGCAAAATAAGCAATAATCCCAATGCTAATTCCTACGGTTAAATAGGTCGCGACAGCCACGGGATTGATGTGAATGATACTAAGGAAGGTTAGCGCAATAACGACTGCAACTGCGAATAAAAAGCTAAATACAATTTTAGGCGCATTTTTATTTTCTACGACAGGTTTGCTACAGCTATTGGCTTCTTGGCGTAGCTCATTAAAAGTTTGGAGCTGAGGCATTGCCATAAAACGGAAAATTAATAAAGCAATTAACATCCCAATGCCACCAATACCAAAGCCTAAATGCCAGCCATGGTCTTTCGCCAAAAGCCCTGTAATAAGTGGGGCAATAAATGACCCCATGTTAATTCCCATATAGAAAATGGAAAAACCTGCATCACGTCTTGCATCATTGGCTTTATATAGTGTTCCCACGATCACGGAAATACATGTTTTAAATAACCCTGTACCTAAAACAATCAGTATTAAACCTAAGTAAAAGAAAGACTGATCAAATACAGATGTAAGGGCAATTGATAAGTGGCCTAAGGCAATAATAATTGAACCGTACCAGACAGCACGTGCTTGGCCTAACCAGTTATCAGCAACCCACCCCCCAAAAACGGTCATTAAATACATGGAGCCTGCAAATAATCCAACAATCGCTGCGGCAGTTGGTCGATCAAGTGCTAGACCGCCGTCATTGACCATCGCAATCATATAAAGAACGAGTAAGGGCCGGATTCCATAATAAGAAAATCTTTCCCAAAGCTCTGTAAAAAATAGCGTTTGTAATGGTTTAGGATGGCCGAAAAAAGCTTTATCCGATTGTTCAAAGTCATATTTCATTATTCAAATCCTTGAATGCTTTTAAGTTTTTTATAAACATAACTTTTGGTTTGTTTATTTATAACAAAAATTTATGCATATAGTTTTTAGTTTTTTTTAATAATAAAAGCAAGTTTGGCCTGTATAAAAAAAGTGAATGAAAAAGAACATGAATAGTAAAATTTATTTTTTGCTGAGTAATGTGAGATCTAC